CCAGACCACTTAGTTGAACCTTTCTCTAGGTTCCAAAAGATTTCTTTTAGTTTCATTTTAACCACTTATCGTTTTCTAATGACCATTGAACCATACCTTTAATTCTTTCACGCAATGAAATCTTTGGTTTCCAACCTAAAGACTCCATATAAGAACCAGACAGAGCATAACGTAAATCATGGCCAGGTCTGGATGAATGAAAATCAACCATCTCATATTTTAACTCCTTACCTTGTGCTGCAGCAATTAACCTAGCTAATTCTAGGTTATCAATTTCATCAGGACCAACAATATTAAACTTAGGAATCTTAGCACCACCGAAGTCAGGCACTCTCTTGTAATCTTCTGGTAAATTTAGAATGAACATGAGACCATCTGAAACATCTTTAGCATGAACATAGTGGCGTGAACCAGCTTTTGTTTTAGTTGCATCAGAATGGATTGTTAGTGTAAGACCATCACGAGCATAACGAATAGCTTTAGGAATAAACTTCTCAGGATGCTGACGCTCACCAAATACATTCATTGTATGTGTAATGATGATTGGCATCTTGTAAGTGTTCTCAAATGCCACACACATCTCTTCGCCTGCTGCCTTCGATGCTGAGTATGGGTTTGTTGCGTTGTATCTGTCACGTTCGGTGTAATCAACACCGGCCGGCGCAGGACCAAATACTTCATCTGTACTAAAGTATACAAACTTCTCCAGATTAGGTAATGTACGAGCAAACTGTAATAGGTTAACTGTACCAATCACGTTGTCTTGTACAAACTCCATTGGGAATTCAATAGAACGGTCTACATGAGAACCTGCTGCAAGGTGTAGAACCAATTGGCAATCACCAATCAGGCCTGAAGTCTGTGGGTTAATCTCAGCTCTTAAATCATGGAATACAATCTCAACACGCTTCTTGGTTTCACGGTCATATTTCTTCATAATATCTTCAAGGCGATTCAGATTGCCAGAGAAATCAAGTCGGTCAAGTGACACAATTGTCCAATCAGTTTGGTCAAGAATTGTCTCAATCAAATGGTGTGCAATAAACCCTGCCCCACCGGTAATCAATACTCTTTTAGTCATTATATGTTTCCTCTATACGTTCTTTCCATTATAACACAAAAAAACAAAATTATAGGCAATTTTGTTACTAAATAGGTGTAGTTCACGGGATTGCCGTCCCCAACTACTCTAACGCTTATAGGAGCATCAGCTATGAATATATATTCAATCTACAAAGTTACCAACCTGATAAACGATAAAGTCTATATTGGGTTTACAAAAAATCTTAAATCTAGAATAAAAGCACACAAGAAAAGCACAACAAAACCAGAAATCTATAAAAGTAGTTTCCATAGAGCCATAAGAAAATATGGTTGGGATAATTTTATTTGGGAAGTTTTATACCAATCATACGAGAAAGAACACACCTTAGATATAATGGAACCATATTTTATAAAAGAACATGATAGTTTTAATAATGGTTATAATATGACTACTGGCGGAGATGGTAGACCGGGACTTGAACACAATGAAGAAACAAAATATCTAATTGGTTCAAGAACTCGTGGTAAAAAACTACCAGAAGAACATAAAAACAAAATAAGTAAATCACATATTGGTATAAAACCATCATTAGAAACACGCCTACAAATGAGTGTTAATAGAAAAGGCAAAAATTGGTATAATAATGGTGTAAAAAATACTACATCCAAAATTCATCCAGGTGAAGGATGGATAAAAGGGAAGTGTAAAGTTAATCATCATATTGTGACCGAATCAAATCAGCAAAATCACAACGATCATACTGATGTACAATTGTAAAGACATTTCCTTTAGAAGTTGCAACTTCGCCGTTAATCATAACAGGTGAAGGTTCTAATAGTAATGGGCCAAATTGTGCTTTCTTACTTGGATCTACCGTTGTACCGAGTTGTGCTGCCCATCCAGATTCAGATGCCATATAAGCTGAGGTGAATGTGTATGGGTGTTGTGAGACCATAAAATTGAATGTCGATTGGTCAACAATAGGAATTGGTCGATTGATTGACATAACAAAAATGTTTGCAGCCAAGTCTCTCATGCAAGTGGATCTACCAGCAAGAACACCCACATTGAAGATTACATTCTCTTTGAAAATATTATGAAAGAATGCACCAAAGGTTTCAATTAGATTTTGGTTACCCCAAGGCTCATCCTTGTAGTGCATACTCTCACTGGCAAACATCAGGTTCTTATCACCTAACCTTTCTTCAAGGAATGTAATTGGGTTCTTTTGGAAGATAACATCTTTCACATCGGTTGTAATCACATACCGATATTCATTATTTCTTAGGTGATTGTAAATGTGGATGAATCGTTCAACGTGAACAGGTAAACTAGACTGATAAACATATCGTCTGTTTTCTTCATCCTTTTTTCCTGGCAAAATGACTTCAAAGCCAGATTGAACCAGTTTTTCGATAGTATCAAAACTGATGTTGAAGGCAACCATTGCTTTGTGGCCTTCATATCCACAACGGTTAATAGAATTAACCCAATACTTTAATTTATCCCAATCGTAATTGGTACAGCACCCAATAATCAAATCTTTCATTTCTCACTCACTTATAATAATGATGTTATATATTACTTATGCTTTAGGTAATCCTTAAACGAGGCAATTTTCTTGGTTTGTTGTCCAGGAGTATCGTTTCTATATGTATTTACCAATTCATCTGTACCCCATTGGCCTGCACCCGCCTTTGGAAGTATATCAGGTTTTACTGTCTCTTGCAACCACTTAAACTCTCTATTCAATTTGGCACCAATACTGTCCTGATACAATTACAGGCAGAGTCAACAATATTTTCATAGTGATAACCATATGGTGGAACTGGTGTTGGTTGCACATAAACAACAGGCGGTGGTGCATAGTACTGTGGTCGTGTGGCACCATAGACTATAGCACCACCAATTACTGAACCAATGATTGCAGGTGCAACCCAATTGCTACTTGGTGTGTAATGTCTGTGATTATGATTGTGGCGATTGTAATGATTATGTTGTGCTGTAGCGGCAAACGATGTTGTCAATAACAAAGCTAGGATAAGTTTTTTCATTTATTTTGTCCATGCCTTTGCGGCGGTGAAATTAGCGTGGGCGAAAACCATTCTGTCCACAAGTTTTACAGCGCCTCCTGTTGTTTTGGAAACTGCCACAAAACCTTCGGGGTTAGTAACTTTGAAACCATCATCAGTTTTAAGGAAAGTTCCAGTAATCTGTCTAATTTGTTGTAAGGTCTTAACAATCATATTCTTAGCATCAACAATAAGATTCATCAAATCAAATATGTTTCTTAAATCAGCTGCAGCACTACGGAAGAATCGCATAATTTCAGTTTTCTCTTTAACACGTTTCTTCTTAGTTTCTTCTTTCTTGGCATCAGAAATATCTTTGTTCAATTTAGCTTCAACCCAACGCACCAACTCAGCAGTATGTAGTGCAGTATTCTTGATGGCTTGACCTTCTCTGACTTTAGTATTATTGAAAGTTTTGATATAGGTCAAAATAACATCATTTGCAGCAATACGATTCAGATTCAAGGCATTGATGGACTGTAATGTTCTGCCTGCTTGTGATAAAATACCTGTAATCTGTTTTGTTTCTTCTTCGGTGAATGTTGCAACACCAGAGGCATCAAAGAAGTAAGCATCACGGAACCAAACATCTTTAGTTGGTGTAAGATTCTTAATATCAATATTGAATGAGGCCTTCAAATCTGCCATTGATTTGCCTGTGTATGAGGTATGAAACACAATACCCAGCTGTGCAGCCAACATTGTTTGTGCTAACTTAGCATCAGCAGGCACAGCATACACAATGGTGTTTGGTTGAAATGTAATATACTTCTCACCATCAATTGTTTGAGTCTTGATATCTCCTTTGGAGAACATCATATCACCTTGCAATATACCTTTAATGCCTAACTTAGGAAGATATCTTAGTGCAACTTTAAGTTTAGCATTAAGGCCTTCACTTGCATGATTAGCATCAATGTCATCATCGGTGTAATTCAATTTTGGATTGGCATTGAAAACACCTTTAGTACCAACAAAGAATTTACCGTTATCTGGATTGGTGCCACAGAATACAGCAGGTGCACCATCCCATTTTGTTGTGACACTAACTTTTGAGGATGAATGACCAGCAAGCATATCACGGAGAGATTGCAGGAAATTAATTGCATCTCTAGCACCAGAAACTCCGAAGTTTAGTACAGAATCCTCCAAATGTTCCAAATGTAAATTGGCACCTTCTTTTTTTGATTCGGTTAAAAATTGTGTGAAGTTCATAGATGTTCTTTATTTAGCGATTACAAATCTACCAGATTTTGGTGATAAGCCGGCTGCATATCTATAGAAAGCACGAACAATACTATTTGTTTCATGTTCTACCACACCTTTACTATCTGGTTTTCTTGTAAAATAATTTCTGAGTAATGATTCATAACTACCAACAACATATTTTATACTTAAAGCAATTCTTTCTTCTTTATACCAATCATAATATGTATTTTTTGGAGATTTAAAATTATATTGCTTTACTATATTTTGTGGTGCAGGATACTTATTCAAAAGATCTTTTGTTAATTTTCCACTTTTCATTCCAATTTTTTTCATAAATTCTGAATTTAAATCATTTATAGCTGATTGATAATCTGAAAATCC